TCGGCTTGATTTGTCGAGTTTGAAAGCGGCTGACCTCAAGCAGGGCATAAGGGACATTTATTTAACAGACCAGCTAAACCTTCCGCGCACCAAGCAGATGACCGCAACTGAGGTTGCCCAACTGCGTGGCGAGATGGAGCGATTGCTCGGCCCGACTATTTCAAGGTTTGAATCTGAAGTGTTGGGGCCGATGCTTGAGCGTGTCGTTGGCATCATGTTTAGAACAGGAGCGTTGCCAGCACCTCCGCCAGAGCTTGAGGAATTAAAGACAATTGACATCGAGTATGTAGGCCAATTGGCAAGGGCGCAGAAACTCGTTGAGATTGAATCTATAAACAACTGGGTAAACATGGTTGCCCAATGGGGGCAGATTGACCCCAATGTGTTGCAGGCTCCAGACTTGATGGCGGCAGCAAAGATTGCAGCTCCCATCCTTGGTGTTCCCAAGAGCGTGGTCAAAGGCCAGGAGAGGCTAGAGGAGGATATCGGGACGCAGCAGCAGAAAATGGCACAGCAGGAACAAATGGCACAAGTAGGGGCAACCGCTGAAGCCGCGGGCAAGGCAGCTCCTATGGCCCAGGTAATGCAGAATGGAGCAGAAAATTTAAGTGAAGAAGATAAGCAAGCGCTCGTCGGGCAGCTCGTCGGAGCCGCCGCTCAGTGAGCGGCAAATAGCACAAGCGTTTCACAATACATTTACGAGTCCAAACGGGAGGTTGGTCTATAACTGGCTGGAAAGCCAATACAACAACTCCTCCAGTTTTGTTTCAGGCGCCCCGGAGACAACGGCATACAACGAAGGTTGCAGGGCAGTTTTTCTCCAGATCAAACACAACCTGGAATACTGGAAAGAAAAAGGAAAAGACTTATGAACGAAGCTATAACCTCGGAAGAGGCAGCTACTGAGCATGACGAGGCAGAGAGAGCAGTAAACATCGAGCCTGATTCACAGGGTGAGGTGGAACAGGCGGAAGCATCTTGGCGAGATTCATTACCCGATGAACTGAAAGGAGTCAAAACGCTTGAAAAGTTCAAAGATACTGACGCCCTCGCAAAAGGGTATGTGCATTTGGAAAAGTATTTTGATGGAACGATTAAAATTCCTGGCGAGAACGCCACCCAGGAAGAGGTTGACAAGTATTACAGCAAGCTGGGTAGACCTGACACGATAGAAGGCTATGAGTATGAGAAAGCCGAAATGCCAGAAGGTCAAGCCTACGATGAAACTTTTGAGAAGGCGTTTCTGACTAAGGCTCACGCAGAAGGGCTGAACAATAAACAAGTTTCATCTTTGTACGAATGGTGGAACGGGCAGTCGAAAGATATACATGTCCAAAACACGGTAGCCAAGGAAAACAGTATTCAGAAGGCCGAGATTGAATTAAGGGCTGACTGGGGCAGGCAGTACGATGAAAAGATTTCAGGTGTTGGTCGATTGGTCGATCAGTATGCCAGTGGCGAGGACAGGCAATACCTCATAGACAGCGGCATCGGCAATGACCCACACTTGGCAAGGATGCTGGATCGCATTGCCAAAGATCATGGAGAGGCTAAACATTTAGGTGATCCTAAGATCAATGCGTTTACTGACCCGGCTTCTGCACAGCAAGCTAAAGACGCTTTCTACAAAGATACTGAAAGCGACGATTACAAAGCATATTTCAACGAGAACCATCCTCGACACAAAGAGGTAGGGCAAATGTTGGAGCGTTGGAATAAAACAATTTATGGAGATGAATAATGGGCCTTCACACCTCGATCAAGTGTGTGGACTGCGTTCATCTCGTTCCGCGCACGCAAGTTTGCATGGAATATAAAGCATCGGTGGATGGTGACTCCGAGCGTAATTGCTACTTTTATAAAGTCGGCGCTTACGCAGAAGCCCAACCTGCAAAGGTTAAGGGCAAGCCAAAAAAGAAGGTGCGTAAAAAAGCACTTTCATCGGCTGCTTAACCCTCTGGGTAATTAAGCGCCACTTATTTGATTTCCTGACAACCCTTCGGGGCCAGGCAACACTGTCAGGAGAGTCCATAGTTTGGGCAACTCTCCGAAAAAACGATTCACAAAACTGTTTTTAGGAGAGTTTTAAATGTCTACACAAATTAACAAGGCATTTGAGCAGCAGTTCTCGGATAACTTCATTCATCTGGCAAGCCAGAAAGAGTCGAAGTTGGGAAGTGCGGTTCGCGTTGAGAATGTCAACGATGCCAAGTCATTTCATTTTGACAGAATGGACACTGTAAATATGGTTCAATCTGTCAGTCGTCACGAAGATACTCCGCTTACGGAAGTACCTTTTTCGCGCAGACGAGTTACCTTCAATACCTATCGAGCCGTTGATTTAATTGACAGTCCTGATCGCGTCAAGATGGCTAAAGACCCGACTTCCCCATCAATGAAACAATTGGTGTGGGCGCTTAATCGTCAAAAAGATGATTTAATTATAAGCGCTGCTTCGGGGAACGCCTTTAGTATTGATTCGGCTGATTCATCTACAAATGTCGCCCTTCCCGCAGCTCAGAAAATTGCTCATGGTAGCGCTGACATGGATTTGGCAAAAATTATTGAGTGTCGAAAGATACTACTCGATAACGATGTTGATACGGATGAAGAGTTGTATTGGGCGATTGGGCCTGCACAGTTGGAAGCGATGTTGAATATTTCTACTATTACGTCGAGCGATTATAATTCCATCAAAGCTTTAATGAGCGGTGAAATTAACACGTTTATGGGCTTTACCTGGATTGTATCTACTCGCTTGTCGGTTGCTTCCAGCATCCGCAAAACTCTTGCCTGGGCTAAATCCGGCATGGGTCTTGCCATGAACGGTACTCCAAACATTCGCATTAGTGAGCGTGCAGACAAGAACTACTCGACTCAGATTTTCGTGGAAGCCAGCATGGGCGCAACGCGAATTGAGGATGAAAAGGTTGTTGAAGTTTCTTGTGATGAATCTGCGTAATAACGCATAACTGAATGTTTAATTTAATTTTTAAGGAGTATTAATAATGACAACTGCATATTCAACGGAGATCACTAACTTTCGGGCGAACCCGCAAGTTAAGTCAACTCCTGGCAGCGCACATGGGAAGGTTCGTGTATGGTCTGATACCATCGCTGTCGCAACTACGGACATTGATGATAATGACATCATCCACATGGCTTTGATTCCCGGCAATGCCAAAATCAAATCCATCAAGCTGTATAACGATGACCTGGATTCGGGTGGATCACCCGCTCTGGTAACAGACGTTGGTGTATACAACGGCCCTTCAGGCTTCAATGACACCGATGCTTCAGCCACTCGCTATGACGCTGGTGCTGTGATTGATCGCGATTGTTACGGAACGGTTTCTACCGTTCTCCAAGCTGCGGTTACTGCTGGCACTGAGTTTCGTTATGAAACGCTGGGCATTGAAACCATTGGCAACTACATGTGGGAAGACGCTGGATTGAGTTCTGATCCTCGCGCTGACCTCTACATCTCTCTCACGATTGAAACAGTTGCGGCTACTGCTGCTGCTGGCGACATCTCAATTGTTGTTGAGTACGTTGTAGACTAACTGGATGGGGAGTGGGGAAACTCACTCCCCGTTTTTATAAAAAATTGCAAAGAGTTTTATAACTAATGGCATCTTTCGTAGAAATATCCTCCAACGCATTAAGACTGCTGGGCGACGATCCTATCGTGTCGTTTGGCGATGATACGGAGCGCGCCAGGCTAGTAAACGCTGTTTATGAGGAGTTGCGCAATGAAGTTGCTCGCGCCGCTATTTGGAATTGTTGTAAGGCCAGACAGGTATTAGCTTCACTCACTGAAACACCTGCCTTTGGTTGGGCCTATTATCACCAACTGCCTGCCGATTGTTTGCGTGTGGTGAATGTTCTTTCTGGCAGTTCTGCCATAGACCACGAAGTTGAAGGCCGTAAATTGATGACCGATGTGTCATCAGTTAATCTAATTTACATAAAACGAATTACAGACCCTAACGAATTTGATGCTCTGTTTATATCAGCATACACCGCGCGAATCGCTGCGGAGTTGGCGCTCCCCATTACTGGAAGTAATACCGCGTCGAACGCCATGTGGCAATTGTATGAAAGAAAAGTTCGCGAAGCTCGCACAGTCGATTCCCAGGAAGGGACTCCGACAGGGTTTGACGCACAATCAATCGTAGACGCGCGTTCAGGGACGGTAGTATAGATGGCAAAAGCCCATGCAATGTATT